AAGATTGTGGGCTGGATTCTGTTAATGACGCATACCCAGATAACCCAGCTGTTGTAAGGATAGGAACGTTATTAATTGTACCTGTCAATCCAGTTATAGTTAAAATGTCTCCGGTAATAGTGCCAGTAGATGATATACCGTATCCATTTATACCTAGACTAGAAGCACTAATGGCACCACCGCTAATACTCCCTACTGATAAAGAAGTTCCACTAATATCCCCATTATTATTTATCTCACATGTTCCTACTTTTAAATTACCCGCACTCGCATTTGACATAGTCGCCGAACTCATAACAGTTGTATTATTAAACGTATTCACACCCGACCATCCATTATTCGACGTAAAAATAGATTGTATTGCCGCAGCATTTGACAAATCGACATTTCCCAACAATTGCTCTATATCCAACCCATTCGCAAAAATAACATTCCCAACATTAAACATAGTTTGGCCGTCCAAGTCTAGATGACTTTTTGTTACAATCTTAGTATTAATATTCCCGATTTGATCAGTAATATTAAGATTCATGTTATTGTTAATGTTGGAAGAAACGTAATTGTTTTTTCTATTAAATTCTATGCCACCAAATTTCCGAAAGGCCATTTTTCTAAAAAAATAAAATTATTCTCCACTTCTTCCTTAATATTTAAATTTAGAAAAGGCCTTCATTACCGGATTCAATGTCATTACTAAAATCAGCGAAATAATGACGGAGTGAAGTGCCGCTACTTGTTTAAGTTTGTATCTTTTGGAAATCACCAATATAACGCCCGGAGAAAGAAGGTAAGTGACCAAGAAAAAATAGATAAACAACAAAATCCACATATATATTAAATATATTTTTTCAGCCGTTTTAATCTTTTTTTAATTGTCCTTCTTTTTGTTTTTCCGAAAATTCCTCCAATATTATCTAACGTAAATCGTCCATATGTTTTACCTCCAATTGTAAACGGTTCGGATAATGTATTATCGCCACGAATCCTAAAAATTTTTCCCATATAATATATGGAATTAAATTACGACGACATGTTGAATAAAATGAATCTAAAATATTTTAATGGAACCTTTTACAAAGAGCCGCCTGTGGAACCCAAACCGGAAAAGCTGACAAAAGAAGATTACAAAAAAATAATTTATAGTAATTTATTACAAAGGGCGGAAAGTAAACGACGGCAAGTGGAAAAGAGAAAACTGCTCATTTCGGCCGCAAATGGTCAGGTTGTACAAATTAATACACACAACAGTTTTTTCAAATTAAATCTTCCGAATCGTTAATGCCATTTTTTTAATGTCAATGCCGCTTATTTTCGCGATATTTTTAAAATAATTTTCATTCTGAGGAATATTCTTTAGCAATTTTGTTTGTATAGAACGCACCATGGATTCTATACAATCCAACGAAACAACATTTAAACGTACCCATCCATTTTCGTAAACAAATATCTTTTCTTTTTGTCTCGCGCACGTCGTATTTGAAAGAATCTTTTGCGCATTTTTCAAAAAGATGGTGGATGCTTTATCGTCCCAATCGAAAATCATGTGTTCGCTAAAGTCTGTTTTGATAAAATCGCGAAAAGACGACTCTGGTTCTTCCGGTTCATACTGTTCAAGCCGCTTCTCTAGCTGTTCTACGCGTTTCGTGAGAGCATATATCATATCTAATAATTCGTTGCCACATTTCATTCTATGTTTTTCATAACAAGCACGATTAACATATTTTTTATGGCAACAATGACATTCTATTTCCATTTTTTTAATCATAATCTCTCTGAAGATTTTTCAATTTAATTTTAAATTTGATATTAAAATAATACCATTATTTATGAATACAGCATCAGTGCCTACAAATTGGTCATCAAATGTTTCTTGTAAAGGCTGTAATATTTCCAATACGGATAGAAACCCAGTTATTAATTATCAAAATCAGCAGCGCATTTGGAACACGGTTCGCGTAAATAGTTCGCTTTATCTATTAAACAAAGGGGCTCTCAGTGGTTATGAACCACCTAAAGGACAGCAAGTCAATTGGAATCAAATGAGTGACAGACTCTATCCTCATATTCAGTATGCGATCCCTTCGCGAGGGAATAGCACAAAACGTACGTTAACTCGAGCGCGACCAGGTGCTTGCTCGCCTGGTGGTATTGGATGCGACGTGAAACATGATTCTTACGACCGTTACCTAAATCGGTTAAAAGGCAGAGTGTTGAAAAAGGGATACATTTCGCCAGAAATTACCAATTTCATTGCTTGTGGGGGGACGCCGCCTTTTGATCCATCGCGTCCAATGTACGGGGGAAAATATTACAATACGCAAATTATTCCTTCGTGTAAATGTCCAGGCGACATCGTGATTAAATGCCCAGAATTGCCTCGCGTAGATTGTCATGTGGATAAATGTGTAAATAAATGCCTTTTTGATGTGGGAGATTTAATATCTTGGAAGAAATGCGTAGATAATGTATATGGTGAGGTGGTGAGTGTTCTGGATGTTAATACTCTGTATGTTCAACAACTTAACAAATATGGGGAGCCAATATCAGCAGATGTAGTCAAAGTTCGCGGGATAAAGAGAATTGATGAATCTTGTTTTTTAATGAGAGAAGATATCCCTAACGAATATTTTGAAAAAGCAATTGATTTAAAATACCAAAATTTAAGAGAAAAAGATAAAATAATGGAAATAAAGGAATTTGAAATACAAAATATCGAAAAAATATTACTATAATTTATGGAATTTGAAATTAACCTTAATATTTTGAATGAAAACTTAAAGAGTGGTCATACTCAAAAAGTAGTTAATAAACAAAATCCTTCGGACGTTCGTTATATTTTTCACACAGATAATTATGGCACTCTATATTACTATTTGTGTCGAGATATAAATGCTCAGAATCGATTTAATTTTTGTGATAGAGAAACACCGCAACAGCTTTTGTCCAAGTATAGATTGCCGAGAATAAATGAAGGCGAAGGAAGGCGCAAGTCTAGGCGCAAGTCTAGACGATTTAGAAGAAAAAGGTCTATAAAAAGAATCTAGCCAAAAACAAGTCGACGATTTTGTTCGTGTTGATCCATTACATTTTTTTGTAATATTTCGATTCTTTCTTCTGCTTCTTCCAATAATTTCGTAAGCCTTTTAACCTCTTCTTTTAAGTTGAGTGTATCATCTTTATGTAATCCGTGCGTTTTAATAAAATCCCACATGTTTACCGAACCCATGGAAGAATTACATAAAGCACATATTGGCAAAAGATTATGTATTGTCATATCACCACCATTTTTTTCGCTGGTGATATGACCACAATGAAAATTCATTTGTGTTATTTCCGTTATTTTACAACACTGACAAATCCCAGAACCAAATTTTTCTCCGATATATTTATTCCAAACCAATTGTCGTATCTTTTTTGGAATCTGTTTTTTCATTATTGTTTACTGTTACTTTATTTTTATATTAAAAACCTGTTTAAAAATATAATGTAAAACTATGAAAATAGTTACTAGATTTAAAATGACAAAGGGTGAAATTTACTATATAGAAATAGTAGGCGAAACACTTCGACAACTTCAAGCGGAGTATCCTGGGGCACGAGGTAAATATAAAGGGGAGTATGGAGGTATGTATGAAAGAGTTTTTGAATATTCTCATAATCCTAAACCTGTTTTATCTAACATACCTGGCCAACTTTATTATACCCCTTCACGTGAACCAGAGATACCCATTAGAGATAGGGAAAAAGCAGAATTTAATGAAAAATTAGTACGGAAATATGAGAATGAAAAATATGACGAAATGAGAAATAGGGGTTCTTATCCCTTTCCGCGTACTTGTTATGTCGGTTATATTTACACATGGAAATTTTTACCCATTCATGGCAGTATGGGAATTGGACACGAATATTTTAAAACCAACGTATATGATAATCACAAAAAATATCCGTATGCAACATACGGCGAAGAAAACATGATCGGCAATCTTGCGAGTGACATTAATGAAGATATTATATATTACAGCCCACACGAAGTTAATCCACTTTTATTTCCAGGATCCGATTCACTTATAACAATACCAAATTCTTTTCAAGGTAAAGCTCAAGATCTTCCGGGAGGAGAACTTCCAATTCCTGTTACTTACATGATAATAGGTGATGATTATTTAATAGAAGTACAAAAAATAAAAGGAAATGTAGAATTTAATAAAAAAAAGGAGGAACGCAAAGTATCTGGATATCTAATAGGAACATATGAGGGACCCGTTAAAAATAGTGTCACCAAGTATGAGTTTTGTAACCTTAGAGAAATTTATGATTACTTGTCAACTTCATATAATGACATGATACCCTCTGGGGTAGAACATAACGGTTGCCTCGTTCTTTCTTTATTGGATTTTTCAGTATTCCCGCTACTTAAATCTCCTCCCCGACTATATAGAGAAGGTGTCCAACATTCTATTAAAAATAGGTTTCCCACAATTTCCTCTCTTATTTCTTCACTAATTCGTTTTGGGCGCGGTAAATCAAAACGTAAATCAAAACGTAAATCAAAACGTAAATCAAAACGTTTAAAATAAATGTCTCTTAATAGTATGAGACTCGTTGACGTGGATAATTTGGTAATAGGTAATATATATTATATAGAAATAGTCGGAGATTTATTAAGAGAATTACAAAGAAGATACCCAAGTGCGCGCGGTAAATTTTATGGAATTTGTGGCCCTTTATTAAATACACTTCATAGATGGGAACTAAAATATTTAAATGGTAAATTGGGTATAGGTAGATGTTATTTTTTGGAAAATAATTATTTCGTCTTTCCTCGTGAAGATGTTTTGTATTACGAAAATTCAGGAAACATTCAATTGAGGTCTTTCACAAAACAAGTTTTTCGAGATATAACAAATGATCCGGATTTTAATCAAATCACTGGTATTAATTATACTGCGTTAAGGGGGAATTATTCAGAAATACCCTCAACGAGTCTCATAGCAGGGATCGAATATTTTATAGAGGTAGAGAGAGGAAATCCAGAATTTACTGAAAAAAAGAACAGGCATCAAATATCAGGTTGTGTAATAGGCAAGTTCGAAGGTTTTATACTAGATAGCGGCAAGTTAGTAACAGATATTAATTTGGTGCCTGACGGCGAATTAAATAAATTACAATTTTGCGATATTAAAGAAGTTGAACAATTTATAAAAGAAAAAAAGGTCGAGACGGCAAGTCAATGGAAATATTTATCGGAACTATCTAGACAAAAAACACGTACATGGATAGAAATGTTAGAAACAAGTGTTCCGCATAAACCCCAGTGGCACCCAACTATCAACTTCTTTGAACCAGTATCTTCGGGTCTAAGTAAAATGTTCACGGAACATTGTATACGGCTTGGACTTTTTGATTTCAAAGTAAGAAATATACTAAATTTTCCAGAAGTCGTCGACGTAGAGTCGCTTTACGAAGATTCAGGTTACGAATCTCAGGACAAATGTGAATTTTGTAATATTATGGGAGGCACTAGAAAACGAAAATCAAAAAGATTGAAAGGTTACAAAAATAAAAGCCGAAGAAAATTATCGTAATTTATAAAAAATGTTATAATATGAAGAAATGTGAGAAATGTAGAAAATCAAAATTACTATATCACATTAAAGCATACACTTACTCATCTGATGACGCTCCGTCAAACTTTACACAAAATTACGTAAAAGCCCCCCCCCCCCCCCATAATAACAAATAATTTTTTT